CCCCTCTTAGGTTCCTCCCGGAACCGAACGATAGTTGGTTTTAATCAAATATCGAGTTTGCTCGCCCGTCTAGTGATAGCACGGGCCGAGGCAGAGAATTACTATCTGCCCCGCTGCCACTTTGTTTCGTGACAGACGTTATACTACAGTTTCTTAAGCTAAACCAGGGGTCTCTAAAAAGAGTTCCCTTCCGTCTGCTTAATCGACGAGTAGTAATGGTGTTTATCCCACTTGTCAAAGTGTGGACTCCGTACCAGAACACAAAATGATCTGGCTCCTTCAATGAACTACTGTCTTTGGATTGAACGTATCTAGAATCCTCGCGGATCTTAGATGTAAGTTCAGTCCAAGAGTATGTCCCCATGCCAAGATACTTGACATAGGAACATGACAGATGCTCATCACCAACGCTCGTTATAGCAGATTCGACATTCCCTTTGAAAGGTCTGTAAAATCTGAGTTTAACAGGTAAGAGCCTAAGGACAAAATCCCGAACAGGCTCAAAGAAATCTACCCATAAGGTACGATCTCTCGTTTGGTTAAGGAATTTGAATATATTCTCGACAGAGTCGAGAGCATAATCAAAGACGAACGGACGAACCGAAACACCCCCGAACCAATCTTCCCCACACGACTCTCTAAAAGGCCCAGTAACAAAGGTCTTATCGAGATTAGTGCGGAACCCTAAGATGCGTAGCAGACGAAGTAATTCCCTGGATTTTCCTACGGGAATTGCAATGTCATCGCCGTATACGGTGAAGTCCTTACCAGGGACTCCACAGCCTACGGCGTGACATGCTGCTACAAATATTAGTGTTTCAATAGGGAAGGTGGTGCCATTGCCCATAGAGCTAAACTTATGATACTTATGATGTTCACCATTAAGTACATAGGTCTCGCTCCGGATTGCATTAAGAAATGCAAACCAGGCGTCAGGGAAGAGACTACGAACAACCTCAGTGGCGACAGAGTCGCTAGCTGAGGAAAGGTCGATGGTCGCTATCTGACCGGTGGAGAGCGAGCCCAGACGGGCGAACTCTTGATTCCTTTTCTGGCACGATAAATCAATGCCAACCCTCAGGAGACGTTGTCTCATTACGAGATCAGCGCCCTTTTGAAGGAGGGAATTACCGGATGGCTCGATCGCAATAGTTCGCAAAACTTTTGCGGTCTTCGGAACGAAAGCAATTTTGTTGTATCGCACATAAGAAGCTGTCTGATTAATGGCTTTAAACCAGAAATCAGGTAAGCCGCTCGAGTGACCATCCAGATCAGGTGAAAATTTCCGCCTGAGCCAAAGGTTACGAGAAACGGCTGCAGCCAAATATGTAGCGGCACGTGGAGAGACGGTGAGTTCATTCGCCATGAGTTTCCTCATGGCGTTTGTAGCTCTTCCCGAAACTCCGAGCGATGCGCCTGGCCCAAAACCTACATTAGCAAGGATACTATCCAATGGCAATTCACCACCTAGAACATAGGTGATGAAGCTTCTCATACGCTTTAAAAGTACATTGTACTTTATCCGAGTAGGAGAGGTACCGTAGTCAGTATCCAAGCACCAAGAACGGAAACGATCATTAGTGATAGAGCAAGAATACTCTGCACTTTTGAATTTCCTAATGGCGTTATCTTCCGGGTTATACCTAGAAGGTAAGACATACTTCTTGATGAGATAGGCGAACTGATTCCGAACGTAGTGTTCGTACGCGGTCGTATACGACTGTGAAGACCAAGAATCAGCAAGATCAAGTGCCTTATCAAAGTCCTGGCTCCGGATTACCGGACCCAAGCCTGAGATTTGGCACGTAGTCTTGTGGGCGTGATACAGTTGTGACAGAAGGCTCCAGTATGTTACTGATGCCCTTGTCGATAGACTCTTCGAGTGCTTTCTTGCCACTCTCAATAGTTCGGTACCCATATCGGGCTACCTCCTTGCTGTAGTTGTAACTACGTTCAACGATATAGGTCGTGCAAAGGATTGCCACGACGACTGCCAAGAATCGAGCTTTCATGATCAGAAGTTGATCTTTTGGCTCTTGACGTGATTCTTGAAGTCTGCACCCGAAAGGAGTGCACCCGTATCGTTCAGCAAGGTATCGACATCACCACTGGCGTATCCGACAGGCACATCAACCAAGATACGAACCTTTGCTTCACCCGCCAGCGTTTTCGCGCCGGTGAGGGTGAAGGTACGGGTAAGTTTGGCTTCGGTACGTGACAGACCAGAAAACGTATCAGTAGGTTTCGGTTGCGAACGAGACAGCAGCAAGTCATCTTTGACTGATGCGGTCTTGAGCGCCCCGACGTATCCAATGCTGTTAACAGCAAAGGAATCGCCAGTGAACGTCTTGGTGTTGAAGATAATGCTCATAAGGAATTTCTCCTAAGTGAAGGTTAATTAACGTTTTTGAAGGTGAAAGCCGATGTTAACCGCAGCGGCTCCCAACCTTTGCACGATAAGTGCAACGGCATCTACGGCTCGATCGTGATTCTTGATCAGAGCAGGATCAATACGACTCCTGTTCAGCAAGACGATCGTTGGTGCCCGTAGCCCTGGGATGCGAACTTTCTCAACGACGGTACCAGTTTTAGACATGGTAGCCGAAGAAGATACTACAGATAAAGTTTTACCAGAATATCCGGTAATATTTGAAGTGTAGGATCTTACGCGTTGATAAGAGATACACGCACCCCGCTGATTCACGCCAGGAGTGGGAACGATAGCATCAAGAAACTTTCCAACATTGACGAACCAATCGGCAACGAAGGAAAGCGTAAGGAGCTGCCAAGGAAGTGTTACTAAATCCTTGGTGCCGAAACCATAATGGTCGGCAATCGTTAATTTCCACTCGTCAATAGACGTGGCACGGACATCCACACGGTCAGTGAGAAGGGTATTACCCAACTCAAGGACATGTGCGCTGACCGCATCACGTTTAATGACACTAGAACTGAAACGTTCTACGTGGGATTTACCCCGAGTAGTAAAACGCTCAGATTCATCTTGCGCTGTCTGCAGCTGCTTCACAATCATCCGAATGTCACTTATCAAGGGCATAAGCCCGTAACGAGTGATCAAATGGACGGTAGAGGCGGCAACAGCTAGACGTCCTCCCTTGATGAAGGCTTGTCTCAGAAACTTGTTGTGCTTGCCTCGCGAGAGGTCAAGTTCCAAGCTCTGAGAAGCCTTCTTCACGGAGGACAGATAGCTGTTTAGCATCTCGTAAGATTGCTTACGTTCTGCTAAGGTCTCCCAAATAGTTTGCGGAGCCTTACCTCTGTCAGCATGACACTGAGTAGAAGCCTCATCAATGGCAAACTCGAGTTCGTTATCATATAACAAAGTTCGAGGGGACCACGATCCATTAACGGTCTGAAATTCTAGACCGGCAGTGGACATGGGGTATTCCGGACCAAATTCGTAGATCGACTGATATAAATTGGGGGTTGAGCATTGCCAACCGTTACCAGTAAATATCAAAGGACCACCGAGGATAGCATCGTTGACAGTCACATGAGTCGAATTCATCCGATTCATGATAATTTCACCGTCTGCTACCCTCTTACGAAAATTTGGAACGACCTCATCGGTCATGTATCTGCGTTCACCCACTAAATCGCTATATGAAAGATTGCCACGGTTGGTCCGAATAAGAGAGCCCGAACAGGCTACCTTATCAGATGAAAACCATGGCGACATATAGCTCTTATAAGTGAGTGAGCCGCTCGTACGTGATCGCAAAGTCATTGGAAACTCCAGTGATGAATAAAGCTGGGTAACCAGCAAAGAGAGC